TGGTTTTCGAGCAGGATAGCGGTTACAGCTCTACGATGTGAATCTTTGATTTCATCGAGTCCTGAGTAGTCCAGGATAGGTGCCCACTTCTCCTGCAAATATTCTGCATTGAACATTTGCATTGGTTTTTACCTCTTTTAAAAAATTTAGTTTGATTGTTATAATTTAAAAATCACTTTTTAGCGACTCTGCTCAGAGTCTGAAGATATGCTCCCATCATTGGAGATACAGATTCGGTTAAATCTGAACCATAGGAAGTCTCCTCAGATAAAGTTTCTGAGTCGTCTCTTTGAGTACCAGCGTTTGATGGGAAATACGATTCCCTCAGTGTTACCAGTTTCTCACGATAGTTTTCTTCACTATCAAACTCAACATTTTCTGCAAGAGAAGCGAGTTTGTCCTTCTGAGAAAGTGCAAGACCCTCAGTGACATCTGCAAAAATTACATCAGCAACCGACTCTGCTAATCTTCTATTCAGAGCAATATTTCTTTCTATTTGCTCGTTGAGTTTTTCTTCCATTTCATCAAGTTTATCTACCATACTCTCGATTACATCATATCTATCTTCAGGGATTGAAACATAATGATCTTCAAAAAGACCTTTCATTCCTTGGAGGAATGATTCGGTCATTTCAGTCTTGAGACCGTGCTCGATTGCGAGTGCATTTTCATTAATCCACTCATCGGCAACATACTCAAGATAAGCGTCTACTCGCTCTGTTAATTCTTCCTTAATAAATTGAACTTCTTCAATAAGTGCATTTTCATAAGTTTGCTGAAGTTCTTCTTTAATTTCGGAAACTTTTGAACGAATAGCAGCTTCAAAAATAGTACGTGCTTTTTCTTGGAACTCTTCAGAAAGTTCTTCGCCAGCAAGGAGAGCGTTGACATCTTCTTCAATGTCAAACTCTTCTTCTGCAACTACCTCTTCTTCCTCACCTTCTTCTTCACCTGCTTCTGCTTCTGCCTCCAAATCTTCCTCTTCAACTTCTTCCTCTTCAGAAATTACGTCTTCTTCTTCGTCAACAGCTTCTTCTTTAACTGCTGCTGCCTTAGCATTGACTACATTTCTTACTTGTGCAAGAGTTGTTGCGGGATCTTTAATTTTTGCAGAATCGTCATCGGGACGATAATTTTCTGGAGTAGGGCCACCTAAATCTTCCCAACTTCCAGTTTGACCAGCTGGAATCCCAGTTGCCAACTTTTGCATTGGTTCTGCAGGTGCTGCGCCTTTGGTTACTACGTTTTCCATTTCTTGTAAATTTTTACCAACGGACATTTGTTTTAGATCGTTTTATGATAATCTATATTTATTTATAAATTATAAATTTGAGAGAAACTCTTGAAACAATAAAACTTTGTTTTCTTGGAGAGTTCTTTCATCAACTAGGGTGTTAATTCTACGCTTTGTCGATTCAACAAGTCTTTCGCGTAAAATTCCTCCATCCCAAATCCATTCTTTTCCTTCCATAATTCCTTGAACGAATGCATCTGGGGCAGAAGGATCTGCAACAATATCAGCAGCAGTAGCAAGCATGAAATCTTCACCAACAATTTTATGACCCTCATTAGTCATTTTTAATGAACCGACACCACGGGAAGAAACACCAAGAGTTACTCCTTCAGATATAAGAGACTTTGCAATCTTACCCATTGGAGTTTCGAGTAATTGTGCTTTACCTTTGAAGTTGCAACCTTCTGCAGTCAAAGACACAATTTTATGAGAAACTCGATCAAGGTTTACAGTTGGTCCATCAGGGTGACCAAGTTCACCGAGAGCACGACCTTTGTTGATGAAAGATTCTGTGTATCTTTTTACTTCGCGTGAAAGAGTTTCCATAGGATACATTCTTCCATTGCGATTGCAAATGTTTCCTTGAAGAAAAATTCCTTCAATAAACATTTTTTGATTATTACCTTTTCCTTCAGTAATAAACTTAACTTCTGATACTTCTTCTGTGATTAATTTCATTGTTCTTAATTTGTAAATCCTACTTTTGCTCCTTTAACTAAAGCACTATTCGCATAAACACAATGACTTGGTGCTTTTACAAGAAGTTCGACTGTTCCTCCTGGCATCGTCATTGATCCAATACCAGTACCACTTTGAGTTTCAACTACTGTAACTATTCGAGCACTAGTATCAGTATTTACCAAACGAACAACTGTTGCAGAACTAAAACTAGTTGCTGTTCCAGTTGTTATAGGTAAATTAATTTCATCTGCTAAAAGTTTTGTTGTCATTATTCTTTTTCCTGATCTTGTACTTCATCATCAGTTTCGGAGAAATTCTCTTCTTCAGATTCTTCTACTCCAAACATAGAATTTGCAATATATGGGCGAATTTGATCAATTTTTTCAGCAGATTTTGCAAAAAGACTTGCTTTAATTTCATCTGCAATCGAAGATGGCGAAGAATCAGTTGCAATCAAATCTATAATGTTATCCATAAATTTATTTTATTATTATAATGATATTTATATTTTTCCACCTTTTGGTTTAATTTCGGGTGGTTGTACCATCGATGCATCAATTCCAGGTTCTTCTGGAACTTCTCCAAGTGGTGCTTCTTCTGCTCCAACCATTGCTTGTTCTGGAGGAACTCCACCATCTTGTGGAATTGGATTTCCGTTTTCATCCACTGGAGCATTAGGATCTGGAAGAATACCCTTTTGAATTTCATCTTGAATTTGAAGATCAATTTCAATAATTTCAGAATCAGTTTGACGTAAAACTTTCTTTCTTACATATTCAGTAGAGTAATATTTACCAATATATGGTTCAATAGTGGTTGCAAGTGTTAACCTATTTGTTAACATCTCAGATTCTTTGAGCTCGGCAAATTGATTATCATATAAGAAATCATATTGAATATGATCTTCCATTTTTTCCCAATCTTCTGGGGAAACAATATTTTTAAGTAATAACTGTGTACGAAGCATATCATTAAACATGCTCGCAAATCTTTTTCTAAGTCTTCCTACAAATTTTGCAAACTTTAATTCATCGCGTAAAATTTCTGAAGATCTACCAAGATTAAATCCAGTATCGCCAGTAATTCTAGATTCTGGAACATTTAATGCACGATAAAGTTTTTTCTGAAAGTATTGAACATCGGATAATTCTCCAAGATTTTGTCCTCCTGGAAGAGTAGTAATTTCAGTTCCTCTACCACCTTCTCTTCTTGGAAGCCAAAAGTCTTCAAGCATACTCATGAATTTACGATCATCGCGAACTTCACCAGTATTTGCATCATAAACCAGTTTGTTACGATAGCGACTCATTACATCTTTAAGATATTGTTCAGCCTTTACTTTTGGAAGATTGCCAACATCAATGTAAAAAATTCTTCTTTCTGGTGCTCTTGATAATCTATAAATTACAAGAGAATCTTCAATCATGCGAAGTTGATTGAGAGCCTTGATTGCTTTATGTAAGTATGATAAAATAGTTCCTTTATTTCTATCTACTAAACCTGAAGTACAATATGAAATTGAATCTTTAGTTATCTTAATTCCTTTTTGGGGTTTTGTACTATATGATGATGACGCATAATTTAAAGATGGTGTATATACATAGTATTCTTCTATCTCTGGAAAATTAATATCCTCTTGACCATTAGGAAATCTAGCAATTTGATTTTTTTTACTTTTCTTTTCCTGCTTAATATGTTTCATCTTCATTGGATCGATGTATCTTATTTCCTGTATACCTGCTCCAGGATTTTTAACATCGATTACTTTTAAATAATATAGTCTGCCATCAATATACCAATTTCTAAAAATTTCGTGACATTTTCTATCAAAATCCATCATTTCTTTGATAGATTTAAATTCTTTACGCATGATATCTTTTAACTTATCACTTGCGTTTAAATTTGAAAGTTCTATTTCAACTGGCGAATCGTATAAATCACTTACTAATGCTTCATTTACAATATCTTCTATGGCATTATCACACTCTGGGTGTAATGCCATTTCTCTATATCTTTTAAGTAAATCATATTCTGTTCTATAAACACCTTCAATGTCTACATACTGACCATAAAAACCACTTGCAATATAATGATCAACCCCGTCCTCGTTTGACGGAGGAACGGGGGACACTAAAGATTTAGGTTTATCTTGATTACTTTCAATAGAAAATCCAAAAAGTTTTGCCATAGTATATGATTAAAAACCTCTAATTATACACTATTTATTAGTTAATATCTACACCACCTGAAACAGGAGAATTACCTTTAATTGCTTCCCACCAAAGAACTTGAAGTTCTACAGTAAACTCTTGAATGTTTGAGTTGTCTGTGGAAACAGGAATTGCTGCTACAGAAGTTGGGAACAAATCATACAAATGATATGCTCTCAGAGTCTGACCATCACGATCTAACTGATAAACAAAGGCATCAGCACTGTATGAAACTGGATTAGTAACACCAGTTCCGTCAGAAACTCTATTGATTTTATTAACCCAATTTTCAAATGCTGAACGAATTGAAAAATCAGTATCATTAACGATTGTAATTGTCCAACTTTCAAATGATCTGTCACCAGCAATTTTCAGAGTACGACCTCTAAATGGAACATCAATCAAAGCAACGTTTGATGCTGGTAAGTTTGCAGCTTTAATTAAAAATCTAGACTTTTCTAATACTGCATTATCAACTTTTGCAATATCTGGGAAAGAAATAACCACTTCAAAAAGGTTACTTCTTGAACCACCTCCAGTTAACTGACTTTTGAAGTCAGTAATTTTTCTAAGAGGAGGTGGATTAAACTGTGTTCTAGTTGCCATTTGATTTAACCTCTAAATTAGAAATTGCCGATTACTTCTTCAAAAGCAACACCAGTTCTGGTGGCGATGAAGGTCAGTCCAATAAAGTTGATAGACTTTGTTGGTTTAATGTAAATGTCTGCAACAAACTCGTTAGCATCAATAATTGCAGGAGTATTGTTAGTTTCATCGCAGATTACAACATAATCATAGACACCTCTCTTAGACTGAACATCTCTGAGGAATGGTTCAACAATATTTACAAAGTTTGTTCTAGTTAATTCATCATTAAATTCAAAAAGTTGATCCTTAGCCGCTGCCGAAATTGCATTTTCAAGATAAACAAATAATCTACGAACATTAATCCGATCAAATGCCGATGCTTTTGCATATCCAGTCTTATCACCAAAGAGAACTATTCCTGCACCTGGCGAAAGTATTACAGGATTAATTCTATTGGTGTACAGACGATCTCTTTGTACTTTTCCAGGATTGTAAGCAAGTTTTACTGCATTCAAAATTGCTCCTCTGGCAGTTCCTGCTGGGGAATACCATGGGAAGTTATTAATATCATTTCTTGCACAACATCCTGCAATGTCACCATTCAATGGTACATATCTGAAAGTACTATTAAATCTATCATACATGTACTTGTATCCACTATCAAATACTGCGTAAGTTGAGGATGGAACTGAAGCATAGAAAGATATTACGTTATTAGTAATAGTGTCAATATCTCTAATTGTATCTGAAGTTTGTGATGATGTATCTGTAATTGCAGATCCTCTATATGGAGAAATGAATGCGATTGCATCTTTTCTTGATTCTACAATTTTAATTAACTCTGCAGCAAGATCTTGTGCTTCTGCTTGAGTATATCCAGCAGATCCCATGAGTAAAAAGTCAATATCAACTTCCTCCTCATTTAAGAAAGAACTATATGCAGTTTTAATTTCTCCAATAGTTGCTGAAAGAGAATTTGATTGAGTTAAGTCTGAAAGACCATCATAGTTCTTCCCACCAGTTAACTTGAGATCCAATGCTCCACATGCTGCGAAAATTATATCTTGAGCATTTTGATCCCAATCAACATCAGATGCAATTGTATAACCTGAACTAAATCCAGTTGTAACTATTCCTACTGGAGATGATCCTGCAAAAATATACTCAGATCCATTGCTCAGATACTTTCTCCAAGAAGATGGACTTCCAGAAGAATAAAGAGCATCTTTTGCTTTTGAAAGTGCAAGATGTTTTTCAAGAATTGTACCAGAATTTCCTGTTACAGTACCTTCATCATCAATTATGACAACATGAAGTTCATCAAATCTTGAATTTCTATCTGCCGCAAATTGTGAAGTTCCTGGTCTTGGAGCAACAGCGTTCCATGAAAGTTTTGACCCACTACTTAATGTAATTTGCTGTTGATCAAACCAGTCAACAACTGCACTTGGAGTTTTCAGTGAACTTGAACCATCTAAAAGTCTAGAAACAAGTAAAAATTCAGAACCAATCGACAAAATTCCATTTGCATTTACTTTAGCACCTAACTGAGTTGGTGTAAGTGATGTTGTAAGACCGATGTTTGTTGCCCCAGATGAAGAAACATATTCGGTTACAGTAGCTACATCAGCATTACGAGTTACATATTTTAAAGAAGTTCCATCTGCATATGAAGCTGCTGATGTTCCAAATTGTGCTCTAGTTAATCCGGTAATTTGACCAACTCCAACTGATGCCGAAGCTAATGAAATTATTTCATTTCCGATGATAAAATACTTATTGGCACCAACTGATATTCCCGTTGTTACGATACCAATTGCAGTATCACTTGCAGATACTGTAGTTCCACCAATTGTATCAATTGTTCTAGTCAGTTCAAGATAATAGGAAGTAACTGCAGTTCCAGCACTAATTGTGGAATTTGCAGTGCTACCTAAAGATCCTCTTGAAACAGTAACTGAAGTTGTTCCTGCTCCAGTTCCTACAAAAGTAGTTTCTACTGATCCAAATTTAAAGATTCCTGATGCCTGATAGTCTTTAGCAGTTTCAGTTGATGCTGATGAAACATGTGATAAGAATTTTACTGCTACTTTACTATTTGCAGAATCTACATTAGTAATAATACCTTTAAAATATCCGTCAATTACACCTTTACCGGGATCTTGAGTGCCTGCTGGAACTGCTTGAGTTACTCCCAATCCAACAGTTAAACCAGATGTACTATCTATTGTTAAAATCTGATCTGCTTTAGAATCAATAATTGAAACTTTAATTCCATTTGCCCAAGAACCTGGATTTCTTGCTAATACAGTTACATCTGTTAATGGATTATCTAAGTATCCAAGTTCAGTATAATGTTGTAAACTTTTTACCTTTACTGGAACAGTTCCATAAGCAGCATTTTTTAAATCAGTGCTATCTGTTCTGACAACTTGCATGGTTCCACCATACGCAAGATACGATGATGCAACCATCCAATGCTCATAATGCTTATCTACAGAATATGGTCTTCCAAATGTATTCAATAAATCATTTTCATTTTCGATCAAAGTTGGTTCATCAACAGGACCTCTTGCAAATGGAGCTGCAATACCGCCTACAGAAGCTGATACTGGATCTATTCTTCCAACAGTTAAATCAACTTCTCTTACTAAAATTCCAGGAGATGCTAAATTTAGTGGCATCTTTATTCTCCGTACTATCCAGAATTATCTAAAAATATTTATAATTTCCTCCGCTTTAAGAACTATCTGTAATCCCACATGTAAGATCTATCTCCATATTCATCTACATTCCAAACTTCTAAAGCTTGTTTACTCTTATCATTCCCAACCCATATCCAACGGTCATTATTTGTTCGGTCTAAAATATCTTCCATTTCGTCTAGTCCATCGTCAATGAATCCAAAAGGAGACATATCTTGTTCTATTTGATTTTTTTGTTCTTCATATATTCTTTTACGAACATCATTATCTGTCATTTCCTTAAAATATTCTTGAGCAACTAACCAAGAAAATATGACCAAACACATTGCTAAATCATCATTACATCCTTCTTCAGCCTCAAATGAATTATGTCTTTGTATAAAAGTTGTTAATTCACTAATCATATCATAATCATTAATAAGCAACTTATCATCTTCCAATAATGTTTTTAAATTAGAACAACCTAGTTTTTTAACTGATGCAGTCATGCGAACCCCAAGTTGAGATTTTTTACCACTAAACCCAGATCCAACTATTTGCCCAGCACGACCTCTCATAGAACACATTAAAATATTATCGTACTCTAAATCAAAATGTAAAATATTTGCTACTTGATCTCCAATGTCATTTACTTCTATTAAAATCCAAGCATTATTGTAAGCGGTTGCAACTTCTTCAATGATGCTTGGGAACAGCATTGGTTTAATTTCATTATTTTTATATTTTGCAACAGTCTTATATGGAAATTGAGTAATATCAAAAACAACAAATGCAGAATAATCATTTCCTATTCCGCGAGCAACATCAACAGTAATCAAATAATTATTTTCTTTGTTTGGATGTTCATAAACATCTAATCCAGCGTTTCTTTTTATCGGATCTTCATAAACAAAATTACGAAGTTTTGCTGAACTAATTAAAGTATTAACAGACCCTAAAAACTCACATTCAAATTCTGTTTTAAATTGTTGTTCAGAAGTATTTGCTATGGTTTGATTCTTCCATGCTTCGTCTCTACCAGGTACTTCCGACCAGTGAACATCTGTAGGTACATATTCATTTTTACCGCGTTCAGAGTCATGCCACATGCGGTAAAAGTGATTCATACCGCGAGGAGTAGAAACAATAATTACTTTCGTGCTTTGACCAGAAGAAATAGTAGGATAAACAGAGGCAAAAAAGTCATCAGCAATGTGATTCGGGATAAATGCGAATTCGTCCAAAAAGATGACATTATAGGATCCGCCTCGCACAGCAGATGAAGAAGTAGAGTTTGACGAAATTTTTGATCCATTTTCTAATTCTAAAGAACCCCTATTCCATGATATGATACCCTGTTGCATCCACTTAGGCAAATTTTCATAAGCAAGTTGTAACCTACTAAGAAGATCTCTTGCAGTTGATGCTTTGTTTGCTAGAATTGCAATGTTTACATTATCATTAAAAACTGCATAATGTAACAAATACGAAACGCAAGTTGTAGATTTACCCGTCTGGCGAGGCATTTTACAAATATTGAATCGGTTATTATGAAAGTTTTTAATTAATTTTTCTTGGAATGGATATAGTTCAAAAGGAACTAATCCATGATCAAGAGAAACAATTTTAATATAATTTTTTGCAAAATATACAGGATCTTCTTTACACTTTAAGAACTCAATTATTTGTTCTTCAGTAAATTGAATTTGTGTATTTGCTTTTTTTAAATTAGGATTGCCTAAGTAAACCTTATCAGACATAATTTTATGTTAAATCAAAAAAATCAATAGAAGCAGTTGCGTCCAAAGTTCCAGTAATTGATCTAACAGCAACTGTGTAAATATCACTTACTTTTGATTGTGTTCTTCCTAGTTGCAAATCCCAATTATATAATGCTTCAATATCTAAACCTCCACCTATTTTATTTGCTGCTGTACTAAATTCATTAAAAACTATAGTTCCACCAGACATTGTAGTTGCATCTGTATTTTGCTGAACATTTTCAGATGTTGTGTTTTCCCAAACTAATGCTTCGGTATTTGATAATGTAGCATTTCTAATTAATGCTAATTCGTATATTACACCAGCGTTTGAATCTACAACTGATTTAACACCACGAGGTAAGACAACTGCATCCTCTCTTCCAGGTTTTAGTCTAATACTAACAAGAGGTGTAAATGTAGTTACTGATATACCAGTTTTTAAAGTTGTTCTTCTTGCAAAGTCTCTTCTAACTAATTTGTCATATCCACCATTTGACTGTATAGATACGCAAATTTGTTTCATTGTGGATGATGATGTTGTAATTCCGCTATTTAAAATCTCATACCTACATGGGAGAGATGCAGTAGTCATGTAAACACTATCAAGTGTATTAGCATGGTTAAAAACATGAGCAGTATGAAATTTTCCATTTGAGTTTACAAATCCAACTTTTACACAACCAACACCTAACCATTCATACTCTGTAAACATTAATTGTGATTTGGTAATATCAAATCTAATTCCACTTGGATTACTAGTGCTAAATCCGGTGCCATCCAAAGTATCTCTATTCCATTGAGACTGTGGTACAGTTATAGTAGTAGAAACTCCAGAAATTGCAGTTCTCTTAATAATATTCAGTTGAGACCCATCAAGCTCCAACATAATACCATTTTCAGATGAAGCATAACCAACTCTTTGAACTAAATTAGTTTTTGCTGGACTTAAAACAAAAGTTTGAAAAACTTGTAATGATTTTCCTGGTTGATAAGGAAATACTCTTTTAGTTTCTCTGATAATAGAACACCCTGCAGTTGTTCCAATTCCTAATGTTGCAGTACTTTGTGCGGTGATAATTCCTACTGTTGAACCTACACCAAGAACAACATCATCAAAATCTCCATCTTGAGAGTATCTATGAGTAGAGTCAAAGATAGTATATGCATTTGATACTTTTACTCTACCAAAAAGATCACCATTAAACCCTTGACCTACCGGATCAAATATTTCACCATATCTATCCGCTTGCATATAAACTTCAAAGAGACTTCTTTCTTGATTTAAAAAGTCTTGAGTATTCTTATTAAATTGTGCCATAAATCAATCACCCCATGCCAATCTTTCTGGTTGATATCTTTGTGAATTTTTAATTTTTATAGAACTTGAAGTTACTGGATAAATGTTATGAACAATTGCTCCAGGATACTCTCCTTGAAGTTGCTCTGCGAGTTCATTTTTATTCATCATTTTTCCCTCAACTTCCATACGATATAATCTTCCTTGCCAAACTACATCAGCAATAAAAGATTCGCCAACTTGTTCCGATTGTGGTTCAGAACTGTTGACATAGAGATTTCCATTGAAATCTCCAGCAATATTAATACTTTCTGATAGAAATTGTTTAAATGATTTCATTAGTTACAGTTCCAACGACGGAGTGCTTTGTTGATTCTTGAATCTGGATTTCTTGCAGTTTTCGCTGAAGTTAGTTTTGATTTCATTCCAGACATACGACGGCAAAATGATGCACGACGTTTTGCTCTCTTTCCTTTTGGACTCTTTTCAGTTACTGCAGTCTGAAGTTTAGAACCTGGATTTTCTCTGCGATATGCTTTAACTGCGGCGGGACTTAATCCATCAGTTTTATCCTTACGATTTACTGACTGCCAATCTTCAGATAACCCAAAATCTGATCTCCAATTCGAATATTCTTCTGCCTTTACACAATTTGGATATCTCTTTCCAAACATTGTCTTCATTCCTTTCTTTTTATATCCAGGCCAACACTTTTCATCAATTACTTCACCCTCAGGTTCATAGTGTGCCTGTTGAAGTCTAGGAAGTTTTGGTTCCTTGTCTCCATGTTTTTTTGGTGCTCCACCTTCTGGATATGAAAGAACACCTCCACCAAGACCTTTTCCAGGTTTTAATTTAACAGATCCTCCAACTACCTGCTCTTTCATTTCACCACTATCAACATAATCTGCGGCAGAATCAATATAATCTGCTGCTTTAGTAATTTTTGATTGAACCCATGCTTCAATATTTCCTTCACCTTTTTTCATTTTATTGCGAAGTCTTTTTGCTGCTGAAATAATAGTTGAAAGTTCTGATCGAGCCATTGAATACTCGTGGTCATATCCTTCTGGCATATTTCCAGGATGCGGCATAGTTATATTAAAATCTTTTTTTGAACTAACTATCTCTGCTGGTAACGAAAACATATCCCAGTATTTTGGACCATATTTACATTCACTTCTTAGTTCCAATTTTTCACATTTTGGACAATATCTATCCGCCCTTTCACGAATTGGGGTATCCCAATCATATGATAAAGAACTTGTACTTTCCGATTTAGTTCCCCAATTATCAGCACCAACTCTACGACATTTAACTAAGGCACCAGATGCATAAGCACTTGGCCAAACACTATATCTAGATTTAACTTTATGATAGCAAGCATCTTTAGTGCCACTACCTTTACTGGGTTTGTCTTTTCTTGCTTCTTTGATTTCCATTGATTCTTTAATTCCTGGTTCTGCCTTTACATAGTTAGGATCTTTTCTACCCTTTGCAAATGTTGGAACATTAGTTGGTGCTGCTCCTCCAGTTTTTCTCTGCTGCGCTTTATCTTTTTTTCTCTTACGTCTAACTGCAGATCTTATTAATGATTCGCCTTTTTTTCCCTTTTTCTTTAATGATTTTAATCTTGCACTACTAAAACATTTTGGTGTTTTAGTTTCTCCAGGTTCATTTGCACATGGAGAACCATCTGCTTGAACCCATCCAGGTTTTCCATCTTTTGATTTTGATCCTTTAAACCAATGATGTAAAGTTCCTTCATAGTATGCAATTTTTCTTTTACTATGTTCAATTTCTCCCTTTTGTTTTTTAATTAACTGTTTGGAAGTTTTTTCATAATCTTTTCCAGGACTTTCATCAGGAATACCTAATTTATCAAAAATGTCAACATCCCCATCTGCATCTTTATCTAAGAATTCAACTGATGCATGATGAACAAGATGTTTTAGATCTAAATTTGGATCTAGTTGATGTGTAGTTTTTCCAAGATGCTTTGTTTTGTGAGCAAATTTAGAAAACTTTATAGGTTCTTTGTATTCCCTAATGCTCATTTTTTTCTTTTTTCCTTGACAATGAGCTCTCTGAGAAAATCCTTTCGGATTGTCACAATCTATCGATTTTTTATATTTTTCAGACCAACCCATTAGAAGAATAAGAGTTACTCTTTATTATTTAGAAAACCTTGTTTTAGTAATTTTGATAATTCTGAAGTTGATCCAACAAAAACGGCATTATTTGTAACATTGTTTGTTGTTTTTACGTTTTCATCTTCAATATCTTTTAATTTCTTTTGAAGATCAATCAATTTATCAGTTACGTCTCCAACGCTTTTAATTAATTGTCCGGCAACTTCATAGGCTCTTGGTTGATCACTTTCTGCAGCCAATTCCATGATTCCATCAATTGCTTCTTGACCTTTTTCAATTAATGAATACAAATTTGCCCGTGTATACTCATAATCTTTTTTTATATCAAGATTTATTTTTGAACTTTGTAGTTCACTTTCGACTTGAATAGAGTCTGGATTATTATATACTTGAATATCGTTACTAGTATTCAAAGCATTGTCTAGACTTTCAAAATTTTTAGATTTCATTGAATTTAAATATCAGTTTGCTGAACTGGACTATAATCCTTTGCATCCGCGAAAAACTGCCAATTTTCATTGAACCCAAAGTCATCATCTGGTCCAGCATCAATTGGATCGGGAGTAACTGTGTATCGCATCTCTCTCTTAGCAGTTTTAACGTCAGTAGTCGAATACATATCGACTTGAACTTTTTTAATAAGATTATCTGTACTGTCAGTTATTGGTCCGAAGAGATATGTTTTTGCTGTAAATTGTAAGGTATATAAAAGTATTCTTCTTGTAGAAAAATCTCCTTCATAATCATCTCTAAAAGAAATATCATCTAAAACAATAGGGATATCTTTTTTCTCTCCTATAGTATCAACCATATCTACAGTAACTGTGAAGGCTGGTTGAAAAAACGGTAAAATTTGTTCTATAATTTGAAGAACGTCATCATTTAATTTTGCCATTATATTTAATTCAAATCCTATGTTATAAGGAACTGGCATAAAAACTTTTTTAATATTATTTCCATCAGAAGCCTTAAATGATTGACTTATTCCAGATTTTCTTGATGGATCATATTTAATAGAATTCATTTCAAATGACATTCTTGGTAAAGTTATTGCAACTGGTTTATTCAAGTCAGCTTGCTGCTCAAGACGTGCAAGAAACTTTTGTGTAGGTCCATATGCTAAAGGAACTCTTAACTCACTGTAGTCATTGTCATTTCCATCTTTGTGTTTAACAATTATATTATTAAAAAGATTTCCAAAAGCAACAATTGTTTTTCTTACATTTTGATGATAAAAATAAGTTCCTAGCATTAGTAATTACCGAATAAATTTTTTTCTGAAAAGTCAATTATTAAATCAGATTCTTGCTGTATTTCGTCGTTTTGTTCATATTTATCATATAAATCTGGTATTTCATACTTGTGTAGTGAATATCTTGCTGAAGATATAGATCCAACTATAATTTCTCCAGGTAAAAATTCACCATCAACAATGCCAACTTTTAATTGTTTTGCAACCTCATCCCAATTTTTAACTCTACTCTTTGCACCAGAAGTTTGTCCAGTTACAACTTCATTGAAGAAATATGTATTGATACCAACTAATAACGGTGGATTAGAAATAGAAATTGTTGGTGCTTCAGTATATCCAATACCAGCATCAGATATTAATATTTTATTAACCAATCCTTGGGAATTAACAAATGTCTTTGCCTTTGCTGTAACAGCAGATCCAACTGTTGGTGAAGAAAATCCTATTGAAGGTGAAGAAACATATCCAAATCCATTATTTGATATTGTTATACTACCAATTCCAGAATAAGTTTTTTCTATGACTGCCTTTGCTACTGCTCCAGTGCCCGTTGAACCAATAATTGATACAGTTGGTTCAACTGTGTATCCTGCCCCCGGATTGACCAGTAGAATCTCTCTTACGGAGCAAAAATTACCAATACATGATGTGATAGCAACTGCTTCAGCATTTATTCCACCGGAGGGTGCGCTGCTAATCGCAACTACAGGTACAGTGCTGTAATTGTAACCATCATTAATAATATTTATTTTTCTGACATATCCACTTCTTAATGATGTTTGTGCAGTTGCTTTAGTTCCAGTTGAAAACATTTTGAGAGTAGTAATATATCCTTGATTTTCAAGAGTTTCATCTATTTCATCAACCGTGGTATTTACATTATCCCAACCACCAATGTTATCAGCATACTCAAAGAGTTCACACTTTAATTCATAAACATAAGTTTTTCCCAATTGATAAAAAGGTTGTTCATGCTCTACAAATTTTATCTCAAATAATCTTTTACCCAAAGGAAAATAAATTAAATCCCCTTCTCTTGGGCGAGAAGAAACTATTATTTCATCTGGATCCATATCTATCAAAAAAGATGATATAAAGTTTTCAAAATGTTCTTTTGATATTATTAAAGTTAGTTCATCTTTTAAATTCATTCCAAATTTTGATAAAATATCTCCAGATCCAGTATATCCATCATAATTACTAACATATGCTTCTATAGAAAAAGCATCATCAAATTTAGAGGCACTAATCTCTCTTAATATAGTTTCTTTTCTTACAAATTTTTGTGGAAGGTAAGATACCTCAACTCCAAAAATTTTTAGTTGTTCATTTATTAGTTGTTGAACTAAATTTTGTTCTGATATTGATCCGTTTAAAAAAAATGGATTTAATGCCATAATTAACCTATGAAATCATACGGAGGTAATTCGTATTCGGATGCCATTCTTTGCTTAAGATCATCTAATTCTCTTTGACCATCTTCATAAAACTCTCTACCATTTAATTCAATTCCACCCGGTAACTTAACTCCTCTAAATTTAATTAAATTTTGTCCCCACTGTCTTTTTATAAGTGCTGTTAAATATTGTTTTAAAAAACTATCATTATAGACTTTAGTGAAATCATTTGGATCTAAAATTCTATAACAATCTATAATCAAAAAATTACCAGCAGTTTGTGCTCCCCAATCAATATCTAAATACATCCTATTTTGCCTTTTATTAAATCTTATTTGTTTGTCAGTAGTTAATAAAAAATCAATGTCTTCAAGGTAACTTTTAACCATTGCATATTGCAATAATTCTACCGAGTTGAAATAATAAAGATCATTTAAAAACAATTGATATTTTATACTAAACATTCCACCAGAAATAGAACTGGTATCAAATTTAAAAACTTTTTCTATTCCTATTACAGAATCTGGAACTTGTATGTAATTTGAGGTTTCGTAAAAACTAAAAGAACCTACGTTAGATGATGCAGTTGTTGTTGTCAATCCTGGACCACTTGTGCCAGACGCCTTTCCACGATTAATATCTTCTTGCGTGATTTTGTATTTTAAATACATTCTTTCAACACCATCAAAGTGTCTTTCATGGAAGTATTGTAGAGCATCATCTACCAAATCATCTATTTGATCATCATCCACATTAATTTCTAGAACTGGAGCACCTAATCTTCTCAAACAATAATCAATTAATTGTTGGCGCGATGCTGGTTTTGCCATATTATTAACTGTCTCTTGTTATACTGTTTGAAACAATAACTGATCCTTGAACCACTTTAATTTTTTCATTTGTTGATACATTTTCAATAATAACATCATACATATATCTTCCAGGTTTTAAATTATTTGTAGATTGTGGATCTAATTTTATAGATATAACTCCTTGAGATGCTGGAGAAATTGCAGTTGCAATAAAGTTTACGTATGAAGTGCTTTGTGGATGCTTTCTCAACTGAGACTTTATATTGTAGTTATTTAAATTTAATGGTGCATTATTGTCATTAGCTAAATTAAAACTTTGGCTAAAAGATGTATTGGTATCAATATTTAAATTAACTACATATGCTGATGCCATTTATTAAAAACATATATATGTTTTATTTATGTCAATTTATTAATGCTAAAACTTCTTGCTGTTTTAAGTACAATTTGAGATAAAGTTTGGCAAATAATTTTAAATCAGATTGATTCATCTCATCAATAACTCGACAATGTTTCTCATATTCAAATAATTTATTAATGTCTTGCAAATCAATGTTTTCTGGTTTCATTTAATAACTCCTTTAGTAATGACTTAATTTCACCAACTTCTTTTTTTAAAGATTGGATTTCTTTCTTAGTATTCATTCTATTTGAAAGACTATTCAAATATTGTTCATAGGAAGCATTATCACAATTTACAATTGCTCCAGTATTTTTATCTCTAAAAAGATTTGGATGTCCTTCTACGGCGATTAAATTATTCATCATAGTAATGCTATTGCTCTAATGTCTTTAAATCTTGGATACTTATCTTGTCTGGTTCCAGACATGACAATTTTAATTTTAAATCCTATAAATGGTCCAACATTTGGTGCAGTATATTGATGCTCCAAAAATTGATTATCCAAACTACTTGAAGTAATCTTGTCTGGAAGACCACTATTTAAAGATTCATTAATTACGTCCAAATAACCGTCCAAATTATTATCTGTAGTTAAATTATCATATCCGGGGAATAAAGTAAAAGATGGAGAAATTTCATTAGACTCTGCTTTTACTAATGAATATAAAACTCTAAAATCACTAGAAGAGTGTCTATATGCTGACAAGATTACTTTTAAACTATTTGATGGTTGAGTTAACCTAATAGTTTTGGAAACATAAATTGCTGCATGTGGATCATTTGATAATCCATTTATTCTATTATCAGAGATATAATTTATTTTTGGACTATTTAATCTGGCACACCTAAATTCAGTAAATGTATTATCTAAAAATATCATCGGTGATAAATTATAATTATTTGATGAAATTGATAATGCCGTAATAAAAGATTTATTTCTTGGCATAGAATCTAAGTATTCATCAGAATTTACCTTAGATGCAATCATTCTTAAATTATTTAATTTATTTGGTTGATTAATTAGTACATCTTCATAACCAAGATCACTAAATGATACCTCGTTACCACCAGCACTTGTTCCAGTTACTGTTCTTATTTGAGTACTTATTTGATTTGGTAACCCAAGATTTACTGCATCAAAATATGGAATTACAGTATCAAATACAATATTTTCTGATGCATAAACTGCATTTCCACCAACAGATGATTCTGAATTAAAAGATAAAAATGGTAATTTTTGTCCACTTATCTCAGTTGAAAGATCAGTTGAACGATCTAATCCAAAATTTCCAGGACTACCATCTCTGTCAATTTGTAAATAGTATTCATCTAAATCTATACCAGTATCAGACACATCGTGGATTTTATTGATCCTTCTTAAAGAAACTCCATTTAATTCATATTTTCTGATAATAGAATTTTGTGGGTGATCTATTGATACTGTTCCATCTATACCACGTTCTAATCCTTCTAAAGATGTTGAATTTACTTGAGTATATTTAATTATTTCATTATTAACTAATATATATCCAGGATTTGAAGGACTGACGGCAAATCCTTCAAATGTTTGGAAATATGTAGAATCTGCACTCAATATATTCATAATTGATCCAGTTCTATCTAACTGAGAAGGTAGTGATACTGTTACTGTATTTGGTATTACTCCGCTTACCTCAACAAGATTATTTGATGCATACATTCCATGATTAAAATGATTTACTTTAAAATAATTTCCGTCAGAAAAACTTCCATAAGTTTGTGAAGAAGTAATAGTCGTAGATCCTAAAGTAACTGCATTTCCTGCGTTATTATAATATCTTAACTCAGATCCATTTGTAAAAGATTGTGCTTGAACATTAGTCAAATATAAAGTATCTATTGCATTATTGTTTCCAGTGATGGTTATTGAACATCCTTGTCCCTTTGGTGTATTGGAATCACCACTAGTTGTAGATGTAACTATACCAACAACATCTCCAATTGCATATCCAGATCCGAAAGATTTAATTTCATTAATTTCAGTAATATTTCCACTCGAACCAACCGTAACTTTTAATTGCAATCCAGAACCATTTCCAGTTAAATTAAACGTATTTACTGTAGACACTCCAACTGGATAGTTTCTACCACCAGTATTGATTGCCACTGCAGACACTGAACAACCAGTACTAACAATATTTCCATAAATATGACCTTTTGTAGTCTCAGTTATTTTTCTACCTGCTACTAAAATTGTATTTACTTGAGTGCTATCATATACTGTTGTTATTCCTACTTTTAACTTTCTTGGTAGTGTAGTAATTGGATTTGGTTGTAATTTTCTAACATATTGATTATTTTTATCTAATGATGGATTGTGGAAATAAACAACACCATTAGTTTCAACAAATTTTGCTTTATATAACTTAAATTTCAAATCTTCATATTGATCTTCCGACCATATTGAACCATTTTGTGATTTGAATAAACTACCTATTGCAAATTGTTGTGAATATCTTGAAGACTCAACATCTGGCAGTCCAAGAGTACTAATAACTTTTTCACCCATTCTAGCGCACCATAAATTATATTGAGTGCTTTGAGGTGCCAATATGACTATTGCATACTCTAATCCTGGTGGTAAACAGATTGGATATGGAAATGTTACTCTAGTTGGGACTGAACCATCATCTGAAACTTTAATATCATCTGGTCTAAGAGTAACTGGATCGCCAATTATTGACAGAGTAGGAATTCCAAGTTCAGTTGTTCTAATTTGAACTGTTACTGGAGCATTTCCAGGATCTTTTGATGCAAAGAATAAATCAACTGCCGTTAAAAATGCTCCATTAGCATCATCATTAAATGAATTTAATCCACGACTAGAACCAACGAGGAAAGTTTGAGCTAAAGGATCTGCATGTGCTTGTCTTCTAACTACTTGTTGAGTTATATTTGTTATATTAAATACTTGTTGCGGAGGAAGTTGTGCGGTAGAAATATTTTCATTTCTAACTGCATTTAATGTTCTTATTCTTATATTATTTGTAGTTGTTAAGGTAGCAGTAATTTTGTTTTGTCTTATAATATTTTGGTAAGTTTGTACTGTTCCTTCTGATAGGTAAGAAGTTTCCGCAGTAGAGACTTCTGAATTATTCACCAATCCATTTTCATTTGATACGCTAGATGATAATTTAAAAGTTTTATTTCCAGTTGGTATTCTTATTAATGGTACTGGTGATGAATTTGGATCTCTTATAAAAAATGTACCAATTAAATCACCATAGTTATCGGTGATCAATCTCAAGTCTTTTACATAAGCAGATGCTCCACTAGATTCACCAACTAATAAAGTACCTTTAACTAAATATCCGAAGTATGTTCCTTGAACTTCATCTGCAAGTGAAAATGTATCTATATTTAAAACGGATGATGATTCACTATAACCGGATGGTAAAGTTTCAGATTTTAAATATGGATTTGCATTATAAGTAGTAGTCGGATTATCAAATTTTCCAAATTTATGATTTGGTTGAGATAATCTAAATTTAATAATTTGTTCACCGCCAAAAGTACCAATTACAGTTTCTCCAATTTGAAAAGATCCTTTGGTTCCTAAATTTTGTAATGAAGAATCAGTTGAAACTTCAATTAATTTTGGAGTAAAATCAATATTAGAATGACCATCTAAAAAGTGATAATATCTAGTGAAAGGTGATAAATTTGCCGCCGAAAATTCAGTATTTCTTGACCTCATAAAACGATCAAATTGACTATCTACAAAAGTTCGTTCTGTAGAAGCTTCAGATGTATTTTCCGATTTACTTACAAATACTTCTGGGTTTCCTTCAATAAATGAGTCAGATAAACTCAAGTCAGTCCAAGTATCTCTAATTTTAGCAGTTCCTAAGTCACCTTGCCCAATTCCAGTTGTATTATTTGGAGTTGTTAAAGTAAGTCTTTCAGTAGTTACTTTACTTTCTAAGTTAATTTTATTTTCTAAAACAATAGTTCTATCTGCAAGAGAAACTGTTCTAACCCAACTATCTGAAAATGGATGCAATCTAATATCACCAACATATTGCACTACATGGAATGGGTTTACATTTTCAACTCTAGGAGATCCATCATTTTGTACAGTTGCTAAAGGTTGAGTTATCCAATCTACACTTTCATAATTTAAAGTTACTACCTGACCAGTTTTTTTAACTCTAGTGTCCAATAATTCAAAATTTTGTTTTAAATCTAACTGATTATCAGATTGTGGTATTAAAGGTATAATTTCATTTTTCAATGAATTTTTTGAAATTAACGGAGTTAATTCCTTAGATGTTATTTCAGAAATTGTTTCAACCGAAGAATTTACAAGATCGATAAAGTCATTATCTTTAAATGAATCTGCGAAAAATCCAGTTTTAAACCTATCTAAACCATCAGCGTCTTTTATTTGTAAAGACTGTGTATTTAATTCTAATAAAGAAAGTGAAGTAATTAATTCTAAATTTTCAACTCTATCTTCTATTTTTCCAATATCCCTCATTGTATATCTTCTATTATCAATAAGGGTTATTTCTGCATCAGAACTATCATAAAGATAGGGTGGTAATGAAATAGTTGCAATTTCGAGAGTATCTCCAAATTTTATTGGTTCTTTTGGATTGGTTGAAGAAACACCTTTTTCTACAACTATGCCACCATAACTATCGATACAAACTTTATCTATTCTTCCGAGATAAAAATTATACTTAACTAAACTAGATTCATTTGGTGTAATTATAACTTTTGGAGTTTGTCCAAAATTTCTTGATGAAAAGTCAAAAGGTGATGATGATGATCCACTAAAATAAGAAACTCTTGGTCTAAAATCTAAAGTATCTGATGCCCTAATATTTAAAAATCCAATACTAGGTATGTCTTTTGAATAATTTTCTTGACCATAACTTGCAATACTAAATAAATCTCCGCTATCAGTGTCAGAAACTTCATAATAATCAAATACTATAGATAACTTTTTATTAGGTTCTGGTTCATTTTGATTTCTTACTATTCTGGAGTAATCATAATATTCGTTTCTTTGTCCCTTATCAAGTTTAAAAGCATTTGTTATATTTTTGTATCTGCCAAAAGATATTGATGAAAGTTCGGCTTTTATATTGGATTGTTTGAAGGATATTTCTTCTCCAGATTCAAATCTGTTGTTGTTTAGATAAACGATTTCAATACTATTTGGATAAGATGGATCTTTATAAACAATTCTTGCAATTGATTTGCTAGTTTTTCCTATTACATCTTCACCAACTACAGAATTTACTGAAATATTATATATTGACGAAAAGTTTAATTTATCAAAAGATGGTGAAGAAGTGTCCAGTGATTCATAGACTGCTAAAACTCTTATTACATCTGGATATCTTAAACAAATTTCATTGTCTTGTACTCTCAGTCCATAAAATTGATTATAATCCAAACCATCATTTACTGATGTACTTATTCCAGTGCCTGATTTTGAATACTTTGATAAATTTACATTAACAATTGTACTTTTTTTATGAACTTTTGTTTTACTTTGTATTCCAGTTTTTGTAAATGTGGCGTTAATTAAACTCGTGGTTTTTCCATTAGTCAATCCTTTAAAAGTAACTTGACTATATTCGGAGTTAAAAGTAACTTGATCATCGGTCAATGATTGTATAGAACCATCATTGTAATGAATTGAATACTTTTCAGCATCAAAGGTGTCAAATTTAACAGTTCCAGAATTTCCAGGTAAAGTGAAGTTGGAAGTATTTAAGGATAAAGTTCCGCCAGATATTACAACAGATTCTGTTGATTGTGCTGAAAATTTTAATTGCGATCCAGTCAAATCTATATCAGATATATTATTATTTGGTAATACTGAATACAGATATGATGAGTTTTGCTCAATTATGTTGGATTTTCCGATTACAAAACGAGATTGAATTTGAGAATTAGTTACTGCACCATCATTTACGTCAGAAACTGTTGATATTCCACTTAATGTAAATGAAGTTGGATTAACACTACTGATGACATTATATGTTTCTGTACTAAATCCTGGTCTAGAATATTTTACTATTGTGTCCGTACTTAGTCCACTAAATCCTTTACTAGAAGTTGTCGTTCCATTGGAACTAATTGTAATTTGATCTTGAGCACTAAATCCAACAGGAATAAACGAATCTAAAATAGAGTCTGCTAAAAACGCAGGACTTCCTGAAGAAAATACTGATTTAATATCTGATGAATTATATTTTTTTACGTTTAAAATTGATCTTGATAATAAATTTGTACCATTAATTGATATACTTTCATTTTGTAAAAAATTTCCCGATATTTGCCTTAGTTTTATTACATTTCCACTTGTTCCGGCACTTACAACATATCCAACCGCGCCGCTACTATTACCAACAACTTGGGAAGAAACTGGTAACTCTGTTGAAGTTAAAGAATTATTAATAGTTAAGTATGAATAAAATTGGATATCATAAAGATATAAGTCCCATTTTGTTTTTGCTCCCTCATATGCGGCATCAGTTAGTTTACATAAGTAAACTCTTGCTGATCCTATCTCAACACCATTTGCGGAACTTGTTGCACCGTTTCTTCTTTGACTATAAAAATATACTGTGGATCTATTTGTTGGTGTACCATAAAGATTATTAATTCTTAAAATATTTCCCATTTTAAAGGGAACTAATACATTAGTTACCGTTTGTTTGTCTCTCGGTTTATTTACATCTAAAATTGTAGTACCAGTTTTATCAACATCATATCCTTTAACATATGCTTTTCCCGGACTTATAGTTACAGACATTAAATCATCATTTGGTTTATTGCCTGATGAAGTTAATTCATCTTCAAAATAAATTCCATTATTTCCGAGTAAATTATTTAATGAATTATTGACAGAAACTTTAAATGGAGAAACTGTATAATTTCCTGATTCATCATATGTTCGTTGAGCAATATAATCTTTAAGTAAATTATAGTCAGTTTTATTTTCTAATTTTTTAATAAATCCATTTTCAACTCTAAGTAATTCAATAAAGTCAACATCAACAGTATCAGATAAAAGTTTTTTTGTTAAACTTAGACTTATTTATAATCTATCAGCTCCTGGTGATGCATAATTAGTAAAACCTTTAGCATTATCAAATAAACTTTCATCATCTTTTGTAGTTACAATTTGTTCAGATACTTTAAATCCTATTCTATAAGAAGAAATATTTGTATAATAGTCTAAAATTAAAGTTTCTTTTTTAACTTTTACAAAAGTTCCTCTAACAAAATAAATACCATCATTTACAGAAACGCAAGATCCTAAAGAAGTTGCATTTTCAGATATTAAAGATGCAAATGGTGTATTTTCTGGAATTATAGTATTATTGATTCCATAAGATATTGATTCTGTAGAAAGTAATGATTCTCCATCCAAAAATGTTTTTTTACTGTAATTTGAATCAGAATCTCTGTATTTAACGTACAGAGTAATATTTTCAATATCATTACCATTTGGTAAAACAATTTGAGATATAGTTGCAGTTATTCCCGAAACTTGTCCTCTAATAGTTTGTCCAAGATATTTGTTTATGTAAGTAGATATATCAATTCCAAATGAATTAAAGTTTAATTTTACTGCAGAATATTCCGAATCATAAGTTATTCCACCAGGTATAACTACAGAACCTTCTTTAAAAATATGGCTTCCAAAATTTTCTATCTGATCTTGCAAGATAGATTGAATTGTATTTAATTCTCTAGTTTGTACAGGTTTTGCTGGGTTGAACAAAACTTTGTAAAAATTCTTATCAGAATTAAAATCGTCAAAATATGGATTAACGTTGAGATTAGTTTTTTGTGCCATTTTTTAGAATTCTAGAATAATTTTAATATCTTCTTTTTGCCTAGAGTTTCTTTCTACTAAAGGCCTATTATCAATGTAAATAATATCTCCCGATGTTTTATTTATTTCAGGTTTTGCAATTCCCGAAGTAAAAGTAACATCTAAGTTGATAGTTTTGTTTTCTACAGTTACTACCGAATTGCTAAATGTACTATCTATAGTGCATATAAATCCACTCTCAGTACCTTTAATTTGACCTCCACTAGTACTGAAATTAACTGTTGCATCAGCAGACGATGATATTCCAACATAATCTGTTTGATCATAATTTGGACCAAGCGGTTGATAGTGTAATGATCTGTCTTTAAAATATTTTAATACTTTTGTTATCCTGTCATAAGAAGATACATATCCAACTGCTTTGCTTCCATTTGAAAAAATTTGTTCTATTCTTTCACCGATTGTTGGTAGTGTAGATCCTGATAAATTTATTTTCAAAGAATATAGACCGGAAAATCTATCTGCAGTATAAAGACTATCTGAAACAAAGTTTTTTGGGTTCTTTAATATTCCTATCTGAGCAAATTTGGTATCTACAGGAAAATCTTTAGAAGAATCGTCAAACCTAGTGTAAATTAAAACTCTATCAGCACCTAATTCTTTATATAAATCATATCCATGTCCTCTAGAAGGTGGTATAATTGGAATAAGTTTTGCTGGAAATTGTATACTATCACTAATCTGTAATGGACCTAGATCAACTATTCCATAAGTATATCCACTACCACCAGAAGTTACAGTTGTTTTTACTATTTGATTATCTTCATTAGTTTCAACATAAACTCTTGCTCCTGTCCCATCACCTAAAATTTTAACTTCTCCAGTATTATAACTACCACCACCATTATCAATATAAACAAATTTAATTTGATTATTGTTAAGAGTAGAGTCTCCATTTTCTCTAACTGAAACTATTTGTGGCAAAGTAGAAGTTTGCCAATTATTTGGTAATGGTATAAATTCAACAGAATCAAATTTTATAATATCTGTTGGTGAAACAGTAAATAAATATTTCCACAAATATCCATCTCCACTAGTTCCTGCCTTAGATGGTTCTAAGTCTATAAACAAAGGTTCATCTTGAGATTGATTACCTGTAGAACTAATTCCACTCGACCCATTTGATATGCATATGTACACTTGATACTGACTATTCATTACATAATAATTTGTATCATATAACCTAGATCTGTCTGTAACTTTAGATCTATTAGTTACGCTATAATCATGGCGATACATGTCATATTTTACACCTTGAGTCCAATCAATTCTTCTTATACATCTTTTAACATTTTGAGATGTTATTTTTTTCCCATATATTATAGTATCTCCATAATGAGGTAAATACTCAAAATTATCAGTTGGATTTGGTAATACTACTAAGTTTGGATCTGGAGCATCTGGATAATCCCAATTTATATTCCTCCCAAATCCATTTCGTACTGGATTTGTTAAACCAACAAAAACGTAGTAGTTATCAGTACCAGAATCTATAGAATTGACAAAATTATTAGTGTTTAAAATTCTAAATTGATCTGTAACAAAAGCTGGCATGTTAAGATGTTTTTTTATTATTTATATCATGCTGGAGACAAATCTATTTTAAGTGCGCCACTTTTTCTCAATCCATATCCTCTTCTTTGAATTGATGGATATGTTGATAATCCAGAATTTATAGTGTATCCACTAACTCCAATTGAAACTGGATTTGTTCCTCTAACAATTCCACCAATTTTTCCCCAAGAAAATTTTCCAACAGGATTTGCAGTGTTCCCTGTAGTTGCAATTCCAATAACATTAGTACTATTTGACAATATATTACATATTATTGTACCTGTATTGGTGTCAATATTGTGAACATAGTAGATATTATCTACAAAAGAGGTTGAGATTGCTACAATTTGAGAATCATTAGAATCTACGGATGTAATCCCTGATCCAACATTAGTATCAAACACATAAATTGGATATCCAACAGATAAGTCTGAATAATTACCACTAAATTTTTCTAAATTAAATTTCATGGCCAAATCTGTACCAACTCCAACTGTAGTACCAATACCCACAATTATTCCATCAAAACCTATAGCAACATTTGCTCCTGAACAATTTTCAAACGAAAATGGTGGTTCTTCAACAATAACCTGAGGAATATTTGTATTTGTGTATCCTAAACCTGGATTAACAATTACAACATTACTTATTGATCCACTAGAAACTGTCAGTTGTGCAGTTGCTGTAGATCCTATTCCAATTGTATTATTGTCAATTTTAAATGTTGTAATTCCAGTATATGGGTTGGATATTTTGATACTAGGAGTGTAATTTCCATATCCACTTCCAGAATTTTCAATATTTAAAGATTGTATTGTGCCTGAAGCAGAAACAATTGCAGTCACTATACCAACTTGAACTGATTGTTCTGAAGGTATAATAATTAAACTAAATGTTTCATTTGGAATTTCTTCTTCATAATTAAATATTCCTAAACTATCAACAAATATTTCATTATCCGAAGATGTTACATTTTTTATAATTTTTGATGTTGGATAAATTTGAGGTTCTAAAGAATTTCTAGATTTTGAATATATTGTTTCATTTATAATAAGATCTTCTTTTTGTTTTGTCCAATAAACTGGTTTCAAATTACTAGAATCAATTCCTTGATCAAAATACAAATTAGTTTCCAATAATGATGATGATAAAATATCGAAAACAGTTCTTGGATTTTGTGTAATTGTAGTTGGTAAATTTGAATTGTTACTGTACACTTGAAGTGTATCTCCAACTTGAATAACAGGATTAACATCAAATTGTTCAGAGTCTGATCCTCTAGTCCCAACGTAAAAATAAATTTCTACATTATCATCTTTCTTTGGTGCAGTTAAAAATCTTACTGCAGAACCACCAACAAATTCATATGCAATTTTTGGTTCTTGAAGTATTCCGTTTATAAAGATGACAAGTAAAGAATCAAAATCTATAACTTGAGAGTCTGGATCATCTACATTAGTTTGGAAACTCAATAGTTCATTGTTGTAATACAGTGGAAAATTAGTTCTATTTCCATCTTGATATTTTTTAACAGAATCTATTAAATTCATTTCACCAAATTGCCAAGCTGAAAAATTATCATTATATGTTTCTAAAACAGTAAGTCTAAATTCTTCCAAAGGACTATCTAATCCTTGTGCAGTTACAAGACCAACGGGTTTAAAAATATCACCCCGTCTAAAATTATACCCAGATCTTGTCACTTTAAATGAAGAAACTTCAAAATAAGTAGAACCTATTCCAGTTGTTCTGCTTGCACCAACTTCAACATTTAATAATAAACCAATTCCAGTATCTGTAGTTTGTCCTATTCCAAGTCTAGATACACCTATTATATTTAAATTTTCATATGATGGTGGTGAAATTGCAATCGTTGGATTTGAGTACCCTGTACCCATTCCAATAATATTAAAACTTAAAGTTCCTCCAGCACCGACAGTTGCTGTTATTGTTGCGGCACTTCCTACATGATTTTTTTCGGTTACTGCTATAGAAACTGGATTTCTATATCCAGATCCAAAATTTAAATTCTCATACCAAGGATATATTGTTCCATATCCAACATAATAGTGTGGAAGAGTACTAGTTCCCACTCTAACCGAGAATGAAGTAGTACCGATTCCAATAATGTTGAGAGAATCGTTGTGACTTGGAAAATATGATACTATTCCGGGATTTGATGGACAAGTAAATCCAAGTCCAACTAATTTTACTTGATTTACCCCAGACAGTTCCCCTATTGATGTTGAAAAAATATCCAAAATTCCACTTTGATTATCATAAGATACTGTTGTAAACGCTATTGGGTTTCCGGTTGTTGCAATACCAACTACACTTATAATTGAACCATTTGAGTTATCTAACACAGCTTTAACTTTTGCTCCAACTAAAGGAGCGTAACCAAGACCAGAAGTTGACCCTAAAGAAACGATAATTCCACCTCTCGGTAATTGATTTTGGTTTATGTCAGATTCTGAAATATTAATTTCATTAGTATCAAGATCTCTTATACCACTGAATACTACACTACTAATACCTAATGTTGTATTTTGTTTAATTTGGAAATTATGATTTGTAATATTTTGAGTAAGTGGAGTTTGATAAATTCCATTTATCAATAATATACCATTTCCTGAAGTAGTTCCCAATCCTACAGTGTTTATTCCCTGTGATTTCAATATAAAAGTTTGCCCAACACCAGTAAATTGCCTAGAAATGTCGTCAAAGATAACATTCGAAGAATAATCTTTTCTTAAAAATACTCTTCCGCTAAAAGATGCTCTTGCCCTCTTCAAATTTCTTTCATCATTAGTAACTAAATCAAATATATTTCCTCTTGGGGGATGAGTAAAATATATTTGATCTTTAGATATATTATAAGATCCAGTAAATACTTTTACTTCAGAATCATCCAAGTGTGAAGTTGCAGAAGTTCCCACAAAACCTCTTTCAACTTCAACAATATTTTTATCACCATATGTAAATGTTATTGGTCCAGAGTTACTTGTACCTATACCAACATTAAGAACTTTCATATATTCGTTATCAATTTTTAATAAATCTGTTGGTTTTATTGAACTAATTCCACTCAACGTGAAGAATGAGTTTCCAATTCCAATTTGTCCACCGTTTCCAAATAAAGAATGTGCAATACCAGTATAAGATAATGGGTATTGAATCAAATTATTAATAGTAATTAAAGATTTTTCATTTTTCTTAAACATCTCAAACATATGAGCATTACCTTCTCCCAAATCTGTAAAGGTAATTGAAGTGGATCCTTCAGCATTTGCTTTTGTAAGAGCTATTTTAAACTTATCATTATCTACTTTAATTGCATAAACACTTGATGGTAATCTACTTGTTGTAACTCCAGTATCTGTCATCGATCCTGGTGTGATTCCCATCGAACTTTGGCCAACGCCAATAAAAGTTGATCCTGGAGTATAAATTAATTTTTCTCCAGTACTAAAGAAATGATTTGGAATTGTAAAAACACCTGTTGCTAAATTAAATATATCCGAATCTCCAGGATCAAATGTTTTTGCAAATATTGAAGTTTCTCTATATTTCAGATTAAAATTTAATCTATTTTTATCTTTAGAGTTTAATCCAAAATGTTTTGCAACATTAACTTTTTCCAATAGTGGATTAATTGAGAGATTTTGTGGAAAATTTACTTCATCTAAGAAACTGTAGAATATTTCATTATAATATCTTATCGAAATGTTTTCATTTTCAAAATTATCATATGGTTTAAATATTACTGAAAATTTATCTTGAGTAAATGATGAACTAAAAGTTCCTACACCAATAATATTTTTATCACCTGAGAAAAGAACAGGATATTCTGTAATAAATGAATTTAAATTATCATGTATTATCATGAGTTGTGATACGCAAGTAGTATTTCCAATACTTACCTTAACTATAGATTTTATACTTGAAAATAACTGACTATTGTAAGAGAAAATTGTTGAAGATGTAGAAACTGAAGTAGTTCCAGAACTAATTATTGCTGTTCTTTCAGATCCATCTTTTTGATTTTTTGTTTTGAATCTATAAGTACTAGCAATTCCTACAGAAGAGTTGTTATTAAAACAAATTGTTTTTGCACTAACTGTTATGTTATCAAGAGTAGTTTCATTTAAATAATCCAATTTAAGTAATCCAGAATTAGTGATACTAAATCCGAAAGATCCTATAAATCCATAACTTTGTCCCGTAGGAGAAAGATCTCCGTTACCTTTAGAATCAAAATAGTAATTTGCATAAGAAATATTGTTGCCATCATAAGATGCATAAATTTCAACATAATTCATTTCAAAAGTCTTTCTATTGAGAACCTGTATCTGTGAACAGAAAGATGAATATTTTGAAGAATCAAGTGATAAAATATTTTTAAACTCTTGAGGAAGAACCAAGTCTACAGTATTGAAAACTGTAGTTGAATCAAAATCAATCGAAGAGTTCGATTCACTATTTGTTAAAAATGATGTGCTTAATATTTTAATCTCATAATCTGTATCATATGGATCTTTTGGTAAAAATGTAAAATAGTAATTTTTAGCATCATCATATACTGGTTTTATTTCTGCTATCTTAGAATCAAAGAAAATTGGTTCTTCACCATTATCATGCCCATTTGTCAAAGTACTTTTTTCAATAAATGATACTTGTCTAGAATCTTTTAGACAAATTATTTCTGTAAATTGTATTTCATTTACATTATCTTGAATTAAATCTTTGTTTGATGATTTTACTTGGAATAAAAATCTTCCAAAAGATTGATCTTTAGGGAGAGATAGTATAATTCCATCTAATCTTTTTTCATTATCATCAGTGCTAGAAAATAATCCACTAATATCATCTATTTGCAAAACTCTATTAGTTTTTGCTTCAAAATAATCTAATAATTTTAAATTTTTAAATCTAATTATTCTTGAACTATTTAAATTAACATCAAAATCCGTAACAACATCTAAATCTTTTATCGTATCAACTCTAGATTCTGATATAAATGACTGAGTAATATCTACACTTGAACTTAATGCTGATGTAGATCCAATACCAGTTGATGATGATGCAATTTGTGTATCGATGAAATTTTTTGTTCCTATTGGGTGAACTAAAGAGTTTACTATTGAAGAAGATTCATTCCAAGTCTTTGTAGTTTTTATTGTGTATGATAAATTTTGATAATAATCATTATCCGGCAAATATTGATTATTATTACTTAACTTTCCAACTTCATCATCCCATCCCAAAGAATTTATATTTTCTGCACCAACTAAAAATGTACCATTAAAAGAATTTATCTTTTCTATCGTTGCTAAATAACCACTTACAGATCCCTGTATTACATCACCAACCTGTAATTCATAATCTCCTAATAATTTTAAATAATTTTTATTAGATTTTCCAACTACTAAATTTGTTAATAGTCTATCTGTTCCAGAAATTAAAATAACATCTTCATTCGGTAAAAATAAACTGTAATCTTGTTTTACTGAAAAAGAGGGATATTTTGTCTTTTTGATTGCCGTTGCAAATGTATTAACTTGGAATAAAATTGCTTCTCCAGGATCTCCATATAATTCAGGTATTTTAATAACCATTCTTCCTGGATTAGATCCTTGAACATAATTAGTTACTTTAAAAAATTGATAACCATGATTTTCAGAATTAAATCCCCTACCACTATTAGGAACTATTTCAATATTTTCTAAAAATACTTCATCACCAGTTAAAAAAGGATCTGTTGAAAATCCTAAGATAGGAGTTCTTATTAAACATGTCATTATTCCAGATCTTGATGACTCAATTCTGTCAATTATAATTCCGTTTGAATTATTAACTGATTTTATTGTAACTGGATTGCTGGGTAATCCATTAACAGGTGCTTGAACAGATACTTTTGATATATTTTTATTTCCAGAACTAGAAGATCCACTCATTTCTGCTACAAGAAGTCCTTTGTTTATTTTTTCACCAGTTACAGAATCTACAATAACTAAATTAGGAGCAGAAGCATATCCTTTTCCACCGTCATTGACAGTTACATTTAAAAGTAAGTTTGAAAATGATATTTTTACTATATTTGTCGTGCTTGGTTTTGGAGATAAAGTCCTATCTACAGAATATTCAAAACCAGTGCTTTTTACACTTATTGTTTCTAATTTTCCAATGTTAGTTGATACTGGAATTACATCTAAACCAACTCCATTTGTGGAATTAGTTTTTGAAAAATAAGGTATGTTTTTATAATTTGAACCTGAATTTATAATTTTAACTTTACTAACTGGACCCGAAGCAAATTTTGAACTAGTAGAATACTCTAAAGTTTTACAATCTGAATAGTTATACAGAGATTCTTCTGGTATATTTTTTAATTTAATGTCAAATGAGGTATTATTTACATTAAATATTTCATAAGTTCCTGAGTATTCACTATCAATAAAATAAATTTCTGAACTATTTTTAACATCATCTTTTACAGATATCAATTCATTATTTTTTTCTAAACTATAATAAAGTTTATCTGGTAAGGAGTCTGAATATTTTAAAGTTACAGAAGCATCAGAACTAACGCCTATAGTATTAACTCCTACAATAGAAAATAAATTCGATGATGATGGTACAGACACAAATTCTTTTTTCAAATTCTCATCAAAATAGAATTTAAAATTATAATCTTTTAAAGAAGCATCAGAAACTTTAAAAACTAAGTCGTTGTTTCTTACAACATTTATTCTTGGTTGAACCAAAGTCAACTCTTGTGTACCAATACCAACAGATGTAAATTTTATTATTTTGATAGGATTTGCAGTTGAATCGATATAAGATTCGCACAAGTTAATATTATTAACATCAATTTTGTAAACATAGTAAGAACCTGTACTTAATCCTCCAATTATTGAAGTTGAAATATAAAAAACTTTATCACCACTACTGAGATTGTGATTTACTATGCTCAACCTATTGTTTGATAAATCAACCTCATTTGGAGTAAATTTTAACTTGTTTATTCCTATTGACTTGATGGAATCAATATATTCCAAATTTACAAATGAAGTACTACCTATACCTACACTTTTTTGAGGTTTAACTGTTAAACTAATAAAATCATTTTTCTCCAAATTGTGAAATGTTGAAATTGAAACTGTACTTCTTACATTCGTTACATTACATAATGTTTCAGCATACGTACTTTCGAAAGAATATTTGTACTTATGATAATCTGTACCATCAATTATTCCGGGATCAGGTTCAGACCTAAAATATAATCCATTTGTATTTTGAGAATCGGCAACTAAAGTGCTTATTCCAATATAATCTCTAGATTTGTTTATTGCGTATACTACCTCACTTGAACCAGATCCTAAAAGTGAAAATGGTGTGCTGTTTGATTCCTTTGAAACTAATATAGATCCTGCATTTGTTTTAGACTTTCTTAAAATAATTTTCTGTCCTGTAAAAAATCCATGATTTGGTAAATAAATTGACTGTGTTGGTACTGAAATTGTAAGTTGTTTAAGACCGTTGTATATTGTTTTGTTTGCAAATGAACCTGACCAAGTACCAACACCAACTGAAGTTACTGGATTAAAATATCTTAAATAATTTTCGTTAGAAGATCTTAAAATTTCATCATTACGATTAGTGATTATATCTGATAAAAATACAACTGCAGAATTTGCTGTACATAATCCAGAACTTGATCTCTCTACTCTTATAGCACCAATATCATCAAAGTAATTTAATATTGTAAAGTACTTATCGCCATTAGTATTAATAATTTTTATTGAACTTCCTATAGAGACTTGTCTTGGAAAACTTTGAAGGTAAATATCAGTAACTACACCTACACTACCATTTGGTATTTCGAGGCTTAATTTAGTTTCAAATTCTGATAAAGTTATTAAATGCTCACCATTTAAATGTGAAAAGGATGAAGTTAATCCTGATAAAGTAACAAAAGAGTTGTTAACAATATCATAATTAGGTTGATATTTCACATAAAAATTATTATCTTTATATGTAAATAACTTTGCATTCTCATATATTTGTATTTTAGATTCTATTTTATCAATTTTTTTACCTTTTACCGTTTCTACAGTACAATCTAATCCATATCCAGAAGTTTCATCATTATTAAAATACAATATATCATCAACTTTGTAATTATTTCCAGAATTCGTTATTTTTATATTTTGAATTTGTCCGGCAACTGTATTAGTTACTTCTGAAATTTGATCGAGATTATATGGAATAAAATCATTTCTTCCGTATTTCTGACCTGATTTATAAGGCAAAGTGTTTCTCAATAAATTTGATTCATTGAAATTGAAATTTTGATCTAATAAAGATTTAATATTTCCAAGAATTGGTTTATTTCTATAATTTTTTCCTATGAAATATGGAAAGAATCCGACATACTTATTTTCTGGGTTTAAAATTGCCGTAGCAAAATAAACATAAGCTCCATTTGGATATTCTGGTGTTTTACAAAATCTACCATTATATTCATCTAGATCTCCAGAATTGGTAAATTTATAATCATCAATGAAAAATCCGAGTGGATATTCATCAACTGACACTCTATTTTCTACTGTAGTTAATGAGTATCCGGATTTTATTAATCTTACACCCTCTCCAGGGTTACTTGAATTTGAATATCCGAAAGGACCATAAATTGGAATTCCATCATATGACCATCCTATAATAGGAGAATGATTTTGACTATTCTCATTAAATAAAACTTTCAATAGTTCAGAGTAACCTGTTACTACATATTGTAAATTATTATCTTTTGTTTTGCGTAAAAATTCATAAGATGGATCACGATAATTTTGTGTCTGAGTTCCATACTTGTATGAATTATTTAATGTTAATGATCTTATTTTGGGTAAAAATACAGCGTTTTTACCAGAAGACACTACTTTAATAGTTGTATCGTTTGGATCATATCCATACCCACCATTTATAACAATAACCGAATTTACCTTTCCATTCGATATTGTTGCTCGTAATATTGCACCAATTCCACTTTTACTTTCTACAATTATTTCTGGAACAGAATAATAATTTAATCCGGAATAAGAAATTAAAACTTTTGTTATTTTTCCTCCAATAATAACAGGAGAAAACTTTGCAAATTCTCCTGTTAAAACTTTAACATCTGGAGTATTTTCTAAGTTTAATACACTAGATCCATAATTACTGCCATTTTCATAAAGGTAAGATTCAACTATAGATCCTTTAACTACGGGAGTGGTTGTAACAGTACTTATAGAATTTGAATTTTGAGATGAATATACAATTTCAGTGGTTATTTTTGGATAGTTAAAGTATTGATACCCAGATCCAGTTGAAGAAAATTTAACATAATTTTGTCTAACATAATTTTGATTATCAGTACCTGCTACACCAGCATTACACAATCTAAACGAATCATTATTTACTTTTAAAACATAATACTGGTTAAGAGTTGATATTCCAGAAATGTTTGACGTTTCATAATCATAGGAAATTAATTCTCCACTTAAAAATCCATGGTTAATAAAGTTAACCGTGTGATTGTAAGTAGATATTCCTGATGGTTTTACAATTAATTTTCTATTTGTAAATCCTTCACCACCATTTATTACTTTAATTGATTCTAAGATTTTTTTTGGTTCAGTTTTAAATTTATGAACACCAAGATTTCCAAAAGTAGTAAATCCAACAGTGTTTATCCCAGCCTGATAATCGGAAAATGTTGGGTAAATTTGAATAGTTTCATCATTGATAACTTTTGTATAGAAAACGGAATTATTTTCTAAGTAAGAATTAACAATATCATCTGATCCTTGAAAAGTTCCTAATCCTATTTTTTGGTTACCAATACTATTAATATCATAAATTATTTTCTGCCCATCAACCAAATTATGTTTTGTTAAAAATGTAATTGTTTCTGATGATAAACTTAATCCACCACCGTTAGACAATTCTCTAGCATCGAAAAATATTTCTCTACTTTTTAAACTTATTATTGGTTCTAGTACGGCTCCTTTTCCGTTTCCTCCAGTTATTTTAACTTCTATTGGAGTATCAATATTAAATTCTTGAGGATCAACATATACTTTATCTACGTATCCCTGAACAACTGGTTGCAATTTAGCATTACCATATGAAAATTCCAGTTTTGGTGGATTTATAACATCATACTGTTCTCCAGAATTTAGAATTTTTACAGACTCTAAAGGACCGTAAAAAACTTTATCATTTGATACATAACTATAAATTTCAACTCCATTTGCCAAAATTCCAATTGTTTCTGTTCCAATTGGATCTGGGATATCATTAGATTCAGATACACTTAGTTTAATTTTTTTAAACAACTTTTGAGGATAAATTTTTCCATCTTCAGTTTTTTGCTGAAGCAATGTAAATGTATGAGTACTATTATTTGGAATTGCTCCCAAATACAAAAATTTATCTATTGCTATAAATGATCTTGAACGATATAATTTTATTTCCTTTTTGTTTGAAGAAACCTTTATATAATATTCTCCTTCAGTTAAACCTGGTATTGGAGAATTTGTATAAGAATAAAATACTTTATCCCCACTTAAAAGAGATATTACATTAGAAAATTCAATAGATTCATATTTTTGTTCAATGTTGTTGAAATTTACCACCGACAATGCATTATAAGAAAATATATTTTTTTCTATTACATATGATGGTAATGAATTTGATGCAACATAAAAATTCTCATTATTTTCAGAGTATAGATTTGTTACATCGCAAGTAATATTATTGTACTTTAATTGAGATGAAGTTGATGAACTAGATGCAATTTTTAATTTTCTTCTTATATCATATTCTTTTAAAGGATCTAACAAAAGTAAATCAAAATCAAATCCAATTTCCCATCCAGATTGTCCAGCATTAAATGAAATACTTTCAACTTTTTGATTATCAAATGTCTGTACAATTTGATTTTCAGAATTTCTTCTATTTGCTATAATTTCTGTATTTCTTTCTAAAAATTCTACATAATCTCCAACTTTAAGTGATGACTTGTCTACTTCAGAAAGTGTAATAGAAGATTCTGAATTTAAAATTTTATTAAGTTGATATCTAGAACTAGTATTATAAATTAAACTATTGGCAACTACTTGAGAATTATTTTCTATTCCAGAAGTAATCAAATTTCCCAATTCTTTAATATAAAGTTTGTCACCTTCACTAAAAATATATTCAGAATCGGAATCATTAACAACAATATTATTAATTGTCCCCAAAAGACGAAGAACTACTTTTTTAGTCTTATCACCATTCTCATAACCAAAGTAAGTATCATTTGAATGTAAAATTGAAGTTTTATTAATATTGAGATCTACATAGGTTTTTCCTTTAGTGTAGCACCCAAAAAATTGATTTACACTCTTATCAGTATAAAAAATTTCTATTTGATTATAAAATATACTACCAGACTTCGGAAATCCAACTGTAGAATCTACTGTAATTACTTTTGCATTATCCGTAGAAGAAATTTTTTCTACAACCTTTGTCGATGGTGTAATTAAAAATTCTCCACTGCTTTCTGAATTTGAATCATCATAACCGACAAAAATATAAAACTTATAATAAGATTTGTTATTACGAGTAAATATTTCCGCTTCAGATACTGATCCAAAGACAGATGAATCGTTAGTTTTTACTACTTGATATCCAGTAAGTGCTAACGGATTTGTATTTGTATCTAAACTTTCAAAGATCAATTCTTTTCTTCTTTTATATTTTGATCCTGATGATTTAAAAAGAAATGTTTCTAAATCTACTACAGTTGGTTCAATTCCATATAAAGCATTAAATAAAATACGGAATGATTCTTTACTTCCCTTTGCTCTATAAAAAGTTGAAGAGTTTTTAATAAAATTGTTTATATTTAAAGACTTGTGTAAATCTACTTTTTCTAATCCGGGTAAAAAAGTAAATTTTATTTTCTCATAAAATTTTTGTAAAAATAACACACTCAAATTAGTAACTTTAGTTCCACTCAAATGAGTAGATTTTTGTGTGGAACTAAAAACTAATTCTGTATCATAAGAGTTAATTCCACTAAATCCACGAATACATCCAGTGAATCTATCATTTAGTTTTTCTTTATATGTGATAATTTCACTATCAATCTGAATTAATCCATAATAATTTGGAAATCCATCAGTATTATTAACATAAATTGTAGTATCATTTATTGATACATTTTGTGTTAATGATGAACTACCAGATATTACATCTGGAGTTAAATTATCTAACTTAAGATACTCTACTAAATTTTCAATAAGATCTATATTTCCACCTTGACTTTCTTGAGAAATATAATACTGCCTCAAAAATTCTGAAAATTTTGGATTTTCTGCTAGTATAAATTCTGGAATTTGATTATCAATAATGTCTTGAATTTTTACTTTGGATTCAAAATTTGATTGTACCATATTATTCTCTAATTAAACTTCCGTTAGAGTAACTTGATTGATAATAATCTCTAGCAAATAAAACACCAGATGTGTTTTCACCTGAAGATATTACATCTTTAATCATATTTATTTTACTTTTTGAAATATCTAAAGTTAAATAAAGATCTTTAAGAGCAACGACATCATTTGATTCTGGATACGCTTGAACCTCAATTACACCATTAGGTTTTTCAGTTCCTACAATGTTGATTGCATTTAATCTAATTTCACCTCTCACATAGTCAACGGTTCCTGCAGAACTAACTACTGTTCTTGGAGATTCTCCTGGAATTGAAGATAATTTTATAACTGCAAGTGTTCCTGTAAGTTTGTCGGCATTCGGCACATCAGTTAAATATAAAAATTCAGATTCTGTTGCAATTCTAAAACCAGTGGACTTTATATTTCCACCACTTTCGGAGTTAATATGAAATCTATTTCCATAGCATAATTCATATTCAGCAAATTGATTTAATAAAGTATTTAAATTTCTTCGAATTATAATTTTAGTAATATTCGAAGTTATTGACACATCAGTATTATCAATAATTTGTAGTAACTTACTATATTTAAATCTTCCACCAAATTTATTTACATCTAAAGAATTTGAATAAGATGATAATGAATTTGTAACTTTAGTTTTTAACGATTCTGGTCCAGGAGAAATTGAACTATTATAGTAAGTATAAGAATCCAATTCAACATAGAGGACTTTAATATCAATTATCTTTTGATTTATTCCAGTAATTGCATATTGTTTTAATTTTGATAATATTAATTGTTTTTCAAATTCGGAAAGATATAGTCCTTCCTTTGGTTTAATTGATATTGTGATTGATCCATATTCTGGTGGTTCTAACTCTTCACCACCAACTACATTAACAACCTCAGCGTTTGGGTAGATAATATTTTTAATGATCGATTCATAATCATTAGATGTTACGGCTCTATACTGTGATGAGTAGAGTCTAGGAGCAAAATATTTAATGGAATCTATGGATTCTATATTTGAACCATTTTTAGATGAATCTAAAGTTGTAACAGTAACTGTGTTTGAAGGTGCAATTACAACTCCATTGGAATTTTTAATTGAACCAACAAAACTAAACTCTGATGATCCATTTCCATCTTTACCTTCAGTTACGATATAATATACCGTAATGATTGATCCATTCGCAAGTTTTTTGCCAAATATATCATCACCAAACAGAAGTTCATATTTTTCATCTTGAACTTCTTGTATTAAAAAAGTTTCAGAATCTTTATTAACTGTAATGATATTATCAATTAAAGCATATTTTTTACCTAATCCAGAATCTCCTACACCTTTTACGTAAACTCTAATCGTGCTTGTGTCAACGTATGGATTAGGGATTATAAATTTTTGATCTAGTGAACTATCAACAGTGAACGTTGCAGTTAAAACCCTTCCTTGATAAACAGTAATATTCTCAAATTTTGCAACACCACTCTCAGATACTGTGCGAGTAATTTCTTCCGGTACTGAAAAAATATAAGAACTATTATCTACTGAACCTACACAAACTATTTCTGGTTGAAGTGTAAGTGTTGATGAATTGCTTGTCGTTTGTATATCAAATGAAACGACTGCAGTTGAACACTTACGAGATCTTGGAACGTAACCAATATTTCTAGCAAGAGATACTACGTTTTCTCTAATCGTTGCTGAATCTAAAAATACTTCGTTTACTGCTAAATTTGAATTGAATGCATTGATGTAAGTATTATATGCTAAAGTATCAATTAAAACTGAAAAATTTGATCCTTCAAAATCAAAGTCGGTGAAAGTTGAATTAGCCCTCAAATAATCTTTAATTGAGGTTTTTATTTGATCAAAGTCTAGATTGGTATAGTTAGTGAAAGGCATTTTATCTCGTTGCCTCTAAAATAAAAGTAAACTCTTGTGTTGGAAAATCCTGTCCAATAATATCAAAAATAATTGAAATTTCTAAAGAATTATTATCTAGTTCTGGATTAACAATAACTTTAATATTTTCAACTCTTGGTTCATAATTGTTTATTGAAGTTTTAATTTCATCTTCAATAATAGACACTGTAGCGTAATCAAGAATACCAAATAAATTAGATCTCACTGAAGAACCAAAATCAGAGTTGAAAAACTTTTCAGTTGGTATAGTTTCTACAATATTTCGAACCGATCTTATAATCGCTCTTTCATTTTTTAAAATTGGCAAGTCTTTTGTCACAGGATGAGGTTCAAAAGATAAACTAATATCTTTAAATGATCTTGATATCCTTGTAACCGGATTAATTGCCATTTGGACAGGATTTTTTCTTCAGTTATTTATGTTTATTTCCAAGAAATTCCATAATTTGGCTCTGTACCGTATTCCCAATCGTCATAATCTTCCGAATTTCGGATTTTTTGATGCATTTCAGATTGTTCTTTAAGATGATGTTGATTTTTGGGAATATCATCATGCATAATTTCCTGAATCACCTTATTTTTTTGAGTATTCTGATAATCAGTTACAAGAGATGTAGTTCCCCACATCTTGTGCATGTAACTGGAATCTCTATCAACTGGTAAATTAGACATTTTAGCTCCTGTTTTTGTGTAAAAACAGAACTTTTTTGAAAGGAGGTTGCTATCTCCTTAAAACTATTTAACGATCTATCTCCCTAATCCTATAATTATCAGAATTTAAGTATTTTAAAAGTTCAAGTGCGATTAATTTTGGATTTCCATCACCACAGGTATAAACATCAATCGCAAGACACCCATTTTCAGGCCATGTATGACAAGAAACATGACTTTCTGCGAGTGCAATCACAATTGTACATCCTTGTGGAACAAAACAATGGGAAAAAGTGTTCAAAATCGTCATTTTTGCGCGATTTATACCTTTGATCATTGTATTTTGAAGCGATTCCACATCATTAATCGCTTCAAAATCAACATCATACACCTCTAGGAGTAGGTGTTTACCCATCGAATACTGTTCCAATTCAGTTTTTAGCAAAAAAGTTATTTATTTCTATTTTAAGTTTGTAAGTTCGTACATATAATGGTCTGATGTTTCAAGTTTTCTTTTATTTTCAACCGAATAAACCGTCATATCAATTTCATAACCAGGATTTTTATCAATTCTATTAAATGTCCAGGCATTATCATACCAAATTATTCTATTATTTGGATATGCATAATAATTTCCAGTTTCAACTTTGAATAAATGAGCACATTTATGTTCAGGAGTTTCTGAAAAATTAAGATCTGGAATACCTTTGTTTTCCCAAGACCAATCAAGAGAAAACATATAGGTTCCTAATACTTTTTTTCCATCTGGACGAATAAGTTCTGCTTGTAATCCAGAAAGACGAGCACGTTTTTGAACATCAATATATGGTGAAAAACAATCCCAGTACATAATATCTTCAAGTGGTTCAATAGGAGCATCAGGTTTCCAGCAAAAAGCGTGAAGTGGTCTTCTAGTCCAATTCACGCCGTTTTCGAGAAATGCCTCAAATAGAGGAACTCTTTTTTCAATACTTGCAACAGAATGCACATCGCATTTGGTTACTTCACCATGTCCTTTTTGATGATTGAAAAGAAACTCGTTACGAATGTAACAAGACCAATCTGGAAGACTATGGTTTAAGTATGCCATTATCCTTTACCTTGACCCCTATACTTCTTACGTGCCCCATTACGAGAAGATGCAGCGTACTTAGTTCCACCACCATCTCCCTGACGAGATTTCTTAGGAGGCCCTGGAATATAAGAACTGTTCTTGTTCAAACCACCTTTTGCTTTTACTGCCATAAGATTTAATTCTCCTTAATAATTTCAGTGTTTAATTCATAAGGCGCAGGAGTTCCTTTTTCATAAAACTCTTGCGCCAAGTCTTCCATCACATCAAAATAGTCTTCCTCTGAAAGATCGGAATAAATTTTGCGACCATTGCAGTAGATATTGTATTTTTCGTGATTACTTGTCATTGATTCAAATAACTCTTGTTTTTTCGTGACCAACTCTGATACGAGGATCACACCAAATTTCAAATCCTGCTTCTTTTGCATCCAGACAGAATGACACATCTTCACCACACATGTCTTGAACTTCACCAGATTCAAAGATTTGCATCTTTGGAGCGAACCAAGGATACTTCATTTCTGGATGTTCAAAGACTCCCTTCTTAATCATTAACCATCCAAATCCAGCATAATCAACTGTGAATGGTTTACGACGCTTGCTGATGCTCTCAATGGTCTCATGATTCATGACACCACCATTGCTTCTGAAATCTTCTTCTTCCATCCAATGGGCCACTGAAGTTGTATGACCATCTTCGGTACAATACCAACCACTTGCAATGTCTTTGTCCATTAAGATCAACTGCCAGAATTTTTCTGTGTTGAAGATAATGTCAGAGTCAATCCACAATTGCCAATCATAATGCAATTTTCCATCCCAGGGAAGTTGATCAGGTCCTCGCAGTACATTCGCTCCTAAACATTTGCATCTTGCAAAGTTTACCATGGATGAATAGTCTTGTGAGATTTGAATGCTCGCCCCTGCCTGCACTAAGTCAAAACAAAGTTGTACAAAGTTTTTTAGATAAGCGTAAGAAACTCCTCTTCCTGGTAAACAAAAGACGACGGATTTTCCTTTTACCATCTCTTTTGCTAATTCATAATCCCATTCTGGAGCAGTTGAACTTGCTACTGGCGCTTTTGCTTTTACAGTAAATCCTTTAGCCATAATTGAATAGTTTTTACTTCAGTATCATACCAGTTATATAGTCACTTGTCAATGAGATGAATTTAATACGATTTCTCTTGAGAAAAGAACTTCTTCATATGAGAGATCTTCTTTCTTCGTGTCATCAGTGACGGTGAGAAACTCATTGATCATTTTCCAAGTATTGTCAAATTGTTCTTGAGATAGTGAATGATATATGCACTTATCTTTTAGGTAAATGTGATATTTGTTTTCAGTCATTTTCTTTTTCTGAAAGTATTAATTCGTCTCCATCAACTTCGAGTTTGATTTCTGTATCTTCATACCATGAGAGTTCATTCACCATCCATTCGGGCAAATTAATATAATACTCCCCAGTGATTGGATCGACTTGTAGGGACTTAAAATTTTCTGCGGAATTTTTTTTCATATAAGGGTTTTTCAGTTTTCAAATTATATAGGAATTTTTTTGTTTTGACTCTTATATTTTGAACGCTTGGGTAACACTTTGTAGGTTAGGGGAGGTTGGGGTTTTTATATCGGGGATCCGCCCCCATGACCCCCATGGGTACGCCACCCCGACCCATAAGAACTGCCAAACACGAACGAACGAATGATAAAAACTGCTAATCACTCACAGATAGGGCGGCAGAGTATAAACAACTGCCGCCCACTAAGTGTAACTTAGAGACCGAACTTCTCCCGACAAATAGGACCAATCCCCAACTCGATTGAGAGGGCGTTGGTTAACTCACGCCCGCAGCATGAGCAGGAACCAGTATTCTGCCCATAAAGTTTAGCAGCAGAGTAAGGATCAGCGGCAACGGATTGCACCCGCTTGATTAGATCAACCTCACCTAGGTTGGTGGCGTTAGATGTAATCCAACCGAGGTAAATGTTGCTCATTGTGCCCCACTGATTCACCTCTTTATCGTGAGAGAAGACATACATCTTGCCAGCGTATTTGCTGGGTTTGACTATAAAGTCAGAGAAGCGCATGGTGATCCTTTTGAGACCGCGATTCTGTGCTTCCTCAATAGCATTGACAATGCCAGCAAAAGAATAGGCGGGACGGTCAGTGTGGCGGATGATTGGGTGGCGCATGATTGCTTACCTTAGGTGTTGTTTGTGAGAATGAAGGGGGGAGAATGATCCCCCCTAAGTGTTCAAATTAGGTGCCAATCGTAACCGAGTCCGATCATCCCACCTTCGCCATCTGAGTCGGCATCGTCACAGCAATAGATCCACTCTTTGACGAGTGCATTATCCTGGCGATTCCAGATACGGATGCAATCGTAACTGTTGCACTCATTCTCTCTATCATCGGTGATAGTTTGAAATGCAGCAGAATTGGCATCATCAAGTGTAGCGAACCGCTCAATTTGCGCGATGCTATAACGATCCCAC